CTTGAACGGAGTTTGATGCATTGTCGTTAAAGAAGTTGCCGCCATTAGATATGTTGGAACCCATGCTAGAAAAAGTGAAACCACCGGCTATATTAGCGCCGGTCCACCCAAGTATGATTAAATATATCCCTGGAATGCTAAGTATAATCGATGTCGTTGGAGCTGCTGGGCTAACAATAACCCCAGGAAGATTACTGAATGATGTAAGAACACCACCAGTAGTACCCAAAGGTGCTGCTGCCGTAGCAGAGGCATTAGCCTTCTCCACAATATGAGCAAACTGAGAATTTGTATTAGGTTGGATGCGTGGTTTCTTAAGACAGACATGGTAAGCCACCCATAGCTCACCACAAGTATAAGCAGATTGCATGCCTTGAACAGCATACTCGAAAAGCCCCATGTCATACAGACGAGCATCAGCCGTTGCAGGAACGGCTGAATTGCGAATGTATAATGATGACAATGGGTTAGCTTGTCTAGCACATTCAACAGGGTGTAGCATACCCGTGAATGGCACAGTAGAACAAGAAAACTCATAACTTTCCATCTGTTGCTTAGTTGTAAATGCAGGACTGAGTACATTGTAATCAGTAGCATAAATAACCACACCCAAGGCTGCTGAGGTTGCAGAAACTGCTGAACCGGATGAGGGACGGTACTCAAAAACCAATCCTTTCATCTCATATTCTTCAAAATTTTCTGCAACTGACGACAGCCAAGGGAATGTACTGGGTAAACCAGGATTTATAGGCAATGTGTTATTCGTAAAAGCTACGGCACCACTGATATCGGAGATAAACTCCCTGTGGCAAATCTCAACGCCATCTCCCATCTGTCTGAAAGATGGCACTGAATTACCTGCTACAAGTGAATTTGAATTAACTTTATAATCCCCAAAACCTGTGATTTTAGCGATCAAATCACCAGCATTCTTTCCGAGAACAGCACCAAGTGGACCACCAAAATAGCCTCCGGCCAATCCGCCAACGGCGGATAACAAGCCAGAGCCAGAATTGGTTTGGGGCACTTGTCTGCGTCTCGGTATACTTTGTATCATGTTTCTACGCGCTTGCGGTTGTTTTTGTTTTTGTTTCTTCGTTTTCCTATTGACCATTATGAACGCCGCGAAAAATGATCATACATTTTTGAAGCTAGGACATGTTGCCACAAGAATGGCAAATTACCACTCTTATTTAAACACTCCCCTAAATAGGCCTCCAGTTGCATTATTTCAGGAACCGTTAACCCATAATTAACTTCAAACCACTGTAAAGTGGCATCACAGATGTAGTACTCCCCAACATGTTCACCATGAACACGATAATCATATTGGAGTGATGCATCACCACGCTGTGATAAATAATAATCATCAAAAATTCGGCCAACCGGCATTAACTGGTTATTCAAAAAGGATTGACAATTCCCCTTCATGCGTAAGTATGACTTACAATTGGGTTTGGTAACCGTCCAACCCATTTTAGCCATCCTTCGGCACAACTCAGGTACCAACACATGAGTAAGATTGCTAGAAGCATCTCTCACCGGTAGGAATACAGACGAACAATACGTAGGACAAGTCCCGCAACGAATAAACTTAGGTTTCAAGCCAAGGAGCTCGATTTGCTGCTGCATAAAACTGCAATAATCTAGTCCTTCACCCTTAACTGCTAACAAGTTGTCGTCTCCCAAAACTAACAACTTGACCTCCACATTATGACCACGAATCTTGTTATACCTACCATTGGCCCATAAATGTGCCATGGCATTAATAACAGAGTTGCCTATGGAAGTGTTTTG